GTAGAGAGCCTTAATTCCTTCCTTTGCCGATATGGTTATTGTTGCTGTTATTTTACATCCTGGATTGACTGGGATTCTGTGATATTGGTCGGTCGTTTCGGGCTTTGTGATTGTTTCCTTCTCTTCTTTTGCTCCTGCCTTCTCCGCCTTTTCCCCTTTGATCTCTTTTTCTTCTTTATCATTTTTGTCCTTTATCACCTCGATTTCCTTGTCATTGTTTGCAATAGGGGGGCTAAAAGTTGTCACCCCATCTTTGCCTTTTATAACCTCTATCTCGACATCCTTATCCTTCACAACCTCTATCTCTAAGTCTTTTTTGAGACGAGGGGATTTGATTGTAATCTCTCCCTTGCTTACAGCCAGGTTTAAACTTTGAGCATTTGAGGCAACTGGGACGTCTGAGTGTTCTAACATTAACCATTTTGTATAAATTGTCTTTGCCTTGTCACTCTCACCCATCTCTATCCCATAGTCCTTTTCAAGAACGCCCTGCCATTCTGCAAAAGCTTTTTTATCATCCTCCCGATTCACAGCTTCAATGGGTATAAATCCAACTGAATTAGAGTTAAGATGTTTAGCCTTTACACACTGATAAACATCCTCTGCAAACTGATGTTTAGCATAAATCGTCTTAGCTAAGATACCTTCCTTTGTCTGCTTTATCCACTGGTCGCTACCCACTGGCAAGCCTTTATAGTCGTGGCCATAAAGTACACTTGGAGACTGCCGGAAGTCATCCAGAATAGCTCCACTAGGAATCAATATCTCCCCATCCCGGTCAAGATGAGGAGTCGTTACCAACCTTATCGCAGCCCTTTCCCCCTCTTTTATTCCAATATCTTTAGGGTCAATCGGAATACCTTTTCGAATAAACTCAATCTCTCCGGCCTTTTTATGTAACTTTTGAGCGTACTTTTTAGTCTTATCCGGGAATAACTCTTTTAGTTTATAGCGATCTGTGCGTAATTCTTGCATCTTATTGCCTCCCTTGCTAAATTTGCTTTACATTTATTGATTAGTTTTGTATAATGTCTATATAAGTTATGTATATATGCAAACACTGTGGAAAAGAATTTACTCCTAAATATAAAGTTCTCTCTTGTCATAATCCTCTTTATTGTTCTCAACGTTGTTATCATGAGGCAACAAAAACTGGAGCTTTTAAGACTTGTAAACAATGCGGCAAAAAATTTTATATTCATAGAGGTAGAATTAAGCGAGAATTTTGCTCTAAAGAATGTAGGAAAAAATCCAAGCAAATTACTAAAATATGCCCTGCTTGCAAAAAGCCCTTTACTGTTTATAAATCTATGGGTCAAAGATATATCTTTTGTAGCATGGCTTGTAAAAATAAATTTACCCTTTATAAAACTTGTCTTAGATGCGGAAAAATATTTACAGCCAAAAGAGAGGATATTAAGTATTGCTCTGAAGAATGCCGGCGCCCACCTGTTTATATTAAATGTTTGAACTGTGGCAATAAATTTAGAGTGGTTCCGTCTCAAAAAGAAACTAAACGATTTTGCTCCTTCTCCTGCTATAGAAAATATTCCGGAGAAAGCTCTATTGAGAAAATAATTAGAAAATCCCTTGACAGGCTGAATATTAAATATATTCAAGAATTTCAAATTAATAGCTATAGTGTTGATTTTTACCTCCCAAATAATAATATATGCCTTGAAGTAGATGGAAAATATTGGCATAAAGATGTTAAAAAGGATGCCCTAAGAGATGATAAGCTCAAGGCATTGGGATATAGTATCGTTCGCATAAAAGAATTAGACATAATAAATACAGACAATATTGATAATTTAGTCATTGTTAATTTAAACATTCATGCCTCTTCAATATAAGCTGCTATGCTGCATTTGCAAAGAGGGTGTAAAGGGGGCACATTAATTTCTTCATAATCCATTTTTAATTTTTGTTCCTTTCCGTCTATTTTAACTATTGATTCATCACCTAAATCAAAAAAATTAGTTTCTAAGCTAATTATAGTTCCATCTAATTGTTCACAATGTGGACATAGACGAGGCCCGAAATATGCCACCCAAATCTTCTTCTTAACCACTCCGCTCTGCCTGTATACATTTAACGCTGCCTTATTCGATGCCCGGATAACCTGATTCTGTGCTATTATCTCAGCCCGCTTAAATCCCCAGTCTTTATAAGTCTCATAAACCCGATTTGTGAGCTCTGGTACTCCCTCGCCTGCCTCTATACCTTCGATAAGCGTTGCCCTCAGCTTTTTAACATTCACCTCTTCAAGCTTCTCTGAGAACATAGGCATATAGCTTTCCAGCCATTTTGTAACCTCTGGATTCTGCACATCAAATATCATATCAAAATCATAGAGCTCAACAACTCGTGGCCCCTCTTTTTCCATCACCTCAATGCATACATTAGTCGCTCCATTAGCCAGCTTCTTCTCAAATATAGACGTAGGATATAAAATATCATCAACCTTATCTTTTGTAAGCCACGCCTTTTTCATTTTCTTTATATTGGCTATCAGGATCCGTTCCTCTTCGCCCCATACCCTTTTTAGCATCTCCTGAAATTTCTTTTCAAACGGTGCAATAGATTTAAAGAGTGCGTTAAACAGAATATCATGGGCTAGCTTTTTATCGTCTTCTTTTAGTTCCTTATTTACTGCGATGTATATTTCTTCTTTAAAAATTGAGGCTGCCTTACCGGCACATATATCATTTAAATATTGCCATGCTATCTGCTCGGCAAGTTTGTCAGTGAGGAGGTTTTGTTTAATCATCTAGGTTCCCACATCTCACCAAAATTACAGAATCCTATATCTAACGGACCGTTATATGGCAATCTATCACATAAATAGCCACTTCCCTTACAGTGCTGGCAAATCATATATTCTTCGGGTTTTATTACAACCCCCGCGGTAGTTTTCCATGCGGGAATTTCCTCTTTTGTTTTTCTATTAATATAAAATTTTAAACACCTTAGCCTCTTCGTCCCTTTATATTTCACATGCCTATATTTTCTATTAGTTGCAAGGCCAACCCCATCACAATATGGACATACTTCTATTTGCATAATTATCTCTCCTTTAGTTTAATCATTTTTCTATATAATACCTTTCGTACTTATCACAGAATCGCATAGTTTCAAGATGGCAAAAATAATTAAATATATCCCACATTTCTATGAATATTTTCTTAATTAATTTCATCCTAAAACCTCCTTTGCATATTTTATCACCTTAGCTGTAAATTCCCTTATCTCCCCCTCATCCACCTCGCCCAGGCTATTTATAGGCACTAACCGGCCATCAACAAGTAACTCATTTGCCAGCCCCCCAATCGCCTCCAATCCCTGCTCCAATCTCACCTCATCTCGTGTCGATATGCCAGCCTTTACCCGCTCAGTCTGCTCCCTCAGTAATAATGCCCTATCCTCCGGCACCGGATTATCAAACACACAAAAAATATTATCGTCATATAAAGGTAAAAACTTCTCATTTAACTTATCAGCAAGCCTATCACAACGAGGCAATACACCATTCTTGGAATGCCTATAATCTGCAACCTTAGCATTGGCAAGGTTGACGCTCTTGGAGGTTAATACACCTGGGGGGATATCAAATCCTAAGCATATCTCTTCCATGTTAATATAACGGCCTTCAATAAAGTTCATCTCCTCCGGTGTCATTGTATCACTTTTAAGGTCCATGTCTAAAGGGGGAATAACTAATTGTCCTGATTTTTTTGCACCGGCATAAGCTTGAGCAAACTGAACTTTTAGCCTCTCTTGATCTTTATCGCTTATATTTACACCAGCCTTTGGTGACAGCACCCCGCCAATTCTTGCCTTGTTCTCAAACAATGCTTTTTCAAAATCATCCATCTGCTCCCGGAGATATACAGCAGTTGCTACACCCCTAACACTGCCAAAGCCTGTAAATACGTTATTCGGATTCGGGTATGTAAAGAAAATTATCTGATCCTCTGGAATCTCAACGTTTATCGCTCCCGTCCTGTATCTATAGCTCTTTATAGGTTCATCTAGATTATCCCCGAATACAGGGTTAATGAATTGTGATGGTATAGGCCAAATCTGCTCTGGCACTCCTAGTGCATCCTTCCTTAGCCACCAATAACATTCACCTGTCAAGTCCTGATATAAAACGGTATATTCCTTCAAATCCCTCGAATTATGTTGCGGATTAACTTGCTTCATAAGGTCAAGCCAGACATGGCTTGTTACCTCCTCTACATCTGCCGCTTTAGTTAGCCAAGGGTCAAGGTTCTGTCGTGAATATATCCAAGTCTTTAGCTTATTACTCAGCGGCCTTGTCTCAATTGTGCGATAAATTTTAGTCTTCTCTTTCTTTGCCACGTATAGCCGCAGTCGCTGAGACGCTACAGTCTGGCTGTTCAACTTTGCACATATATAGACAAATCCCTGAAATGCCCGGATAAACTCTTTTTTTGTCTTTGGTTCCTTGCCAGCCAGTAACCCAGCCCCCCACATCTCCAAGTCCATAAATGCGGAGTCATCACTCATTCCTGGACGAGATAGGCCGGTTGTTGAAAATACCTCATCTAAGCCTTTGAGATAATGACCCTTTGAGCGGCCTATCATGTTCGCTATTCTTTCTATAACATTCATAATTTTACCCCACCACTATAACATCCCCAATCGTCTCATATGGATTGTGAAAACACAATAAGAAAGCATCAGCCTTGTCCGGTGATGGGAAGCCTCGTTTTTTATAATCTTTCTTGCTCTCAACAACCCGTCTGCCTTTCCTGTCTAGCTCAGGTAGATATTTCCTATTCACCAACTCTTTCTTCAGCCTGTCATCCTCTGGACATGCTATCTCGTGGATAAATTTAGATACCTCAAACCACATCTCCGATATCATGTTGGGATATTTATCCGGGTCATTAGCTGATTGCTGGAAGTTAATCCTAATAATATTATAGCGTCTCCGCTCCATGATATTTGTCAGCCCTCCACCTACTCCACCATCATCTATCTTTATCCGCATATTTTTATTTCGCCCTACAAATATCTCCAGCTCATCGGCCAGAAACTCCAATTCCTCCGTAGGTGGTAAATTTTGCGTCGGGATAACTTTACTATCAACAACCTTTAGTCCCTTTCTCCTGTAAAATACTGTGTCATCATCGCCCCCTCTAGCCACGTCCACGCCGGCTTCTTCCTGCCCCTCGACATTAAAATTCTTATCATCCCAATTCTCCTCCATCTTCTTAACCTGGCTCAACTTGATTATCGTATCAGCACCCTGGTCAGCTATCTCACCCTTAACCTTTGTAAGATATAGTACCGAATCTTTGCCCCATTCCCTCTCACACTCCTCAACCCATGCCGGACTTGCAATCTGGACGCCTAGCTCTGCCGGGGTCATCTCTTTTCTCTCAAATCGCTCCGGGTGCTCTAAGTCCGGTACGTCTATATATTTGAATGCCTCACCTGTCATATATGGCGATTCATCGGCTGAAATGTGAATCTTATTCCAGTCTGACTTTTTATCCTCAAATGCTTTGTAGAAGTTTTCACCCACTCCCACGCCATCCGTTGTTGATATAACCAGCCAGCGACAAAACCCACCCGTCATCAACCCCCGTACTGAGTCCCATTGCCATTGCTCAATGCCTTTAGCCTCGTCAAATATAAATAGCAATGCCGGGGCATGCCAGCCCTCAGCTCTTGCCGGTTTATCCGTGCTGAATCCTATAGCATAATGGTCAGCCTGATCTGTTTTTATAATCGTAGTCAGGCATTCACCTTCAAGTTGTATCCGGCTTGTCTGATATATCTGGCTTATCTCAGCCCATAGGAGATTTTTGATTTGTGAGAATGTGGGAGCAGTTGTGATTACTTTAGAGTTGTCAAAATTATTGAGGAACCAGACAGTTACTTCTGCCGCTGAAAACGTTTTGGAGCTTCCGTGGCAAGCTCTAACTGCCGTCTTCTTATTCTCTGCGACAGACTTTAATATCTCCCTTTGCTTTTTCCACGTTTTATGACCCAACGCCCATTCTACGAAAAAGACAGGATTCTTCCTGCATTCCTGCATGAGAGTGGCTTGGACTTGGATTGACTCTTCAGCTAGTTGCAATTGTTGTCCTCTTTTTTATATAGCCAAAACTTCCACCACTTTCTTTTATAGTCGGGACAATCATTGTTTGCATTTTTGCTCCACGGGTAATTTCTGCACTTAATATATGGTTTTCTGTAATGACCATAATCTTCTATTTCTAACTTACACCCATCAAAAATCGTGCGTTTCTCATTAAGATCAATTGGTTGGCGTATAACCCTTGACATAAAATATTTGCAATCTTTACAATAAACTTTCTTCATCCCTAAACCTCCTTTTCTTTTACTTTGCTCGCAGTACGCTCATGATAAACTCTAAAAGCTTCAAATGTATCGCGCAAATCCTTGATGACTATTAAAGAAAACTCAGTTTCACATACATCACAAGACGCCTCATATAAATATTTTCCGCCATCGGTTTTATAACAATATTCATATTTTAGCGTCCTTTCTCCACACATGGGGCATTGGCTTTTCCTGGGTCTTATTATTGTTTCCATTTTAAACCTCCTAAGCATACTATAGAGGTTATTTTTCTGTTTATCAAACTATGCACCTATTTCAAAGCCTCCCTTATATCTTTCATTTCTTACACTCTTCCATAGATTTTTTCAAATCAACCATTGATAGCCTATGTTCATGTTTTATGTTTCCTTCTATCCCTACGTTTGATGGTAACATTTTTGCAATCATTTTATAAAACTCACCTTGACATTTATTATTCTTTTTCGCCCACTTGACTAAACCATCAACACCACCTAGCTCTTCAAACGCTTCTAAAAATGCTTCTTTTAATTCAGTAAATTTATTCTTACTCCCCTTTGGCCTTCCCGGCCCAGCTTCGGTAAGCTTGTGTTTACCGTTTTTCTGTTTGTCTTCTGTTTTTTTAACAGATTCACTCATTCTATTTCATCCATCAAAACTACCATAATACTATCATCCGCCTTATGGAGCTTATTAATCTTATTCAATATATCATCAGTCGGTGTAAATTGTAAAATCAATCTTGATTCTTTGTCGCCTGATACTAAACTTTTTGTAGTCAATTGCTTCACCAAAGATTTAAACGCAACTTTCACTTCCCTTTCCCTTTCATACTGAATATCTTATTTCTGTTATCTACAATCTGCTTCTCAAAATTAGATGTAATTTTAGTACAATTTTCTTTTTGATTTTTTATATCTGTTTTTATACTCCCTATGTCGATTTTCATCCCATCAACCTTTTTATCGGTATCATCTACAGTATTTTTAATATCCTTCAAATCAATTCCGTTGCCATTTTGCTTCTTAGTATCCCTTATAATTTTCAACCAACTTCCTATACTTGAAATTACAAGTACAATAATACCGCCTGTTGTTATTGGCTCAACCATTTAACTCTCCTGTTAATAAATTTCAATTTCATTAATCTCTAATAATCGTTTCATGCGCCAATATTGATAGAGGAATCCTTTGGATACGATTGCTGTGTTTTTATCCTTGATCTTTATCAATACATCGTCGGGAATAATCCCATTTTTTATAAATCCGTATATCTCAATCTCGCCTATCTCTGTTGAAGGCGTTATGATGACCTGTGGCTTGCAAGCGCTAAGTAAGCAGAAGCTTGCGAACACGATCAGCGTCGCCATCCAGGATAGCCTGTTTAATCGCTTTTTTGTCTTTTGCATTTTTCCTTTTTTTGATATATTTCCCTATGTTTAATATTGCAGTCGTTAAAGCTGACAAAACATTGAATATTTTTTTTTTCATAGTTTATTAATCTCTTTTTGTAACCCCCGATGATATTTTATCAATGCGATACTTCTTCTTTCGTAGATAGGACAATAATATTGATTTTTTAATAAATGATTTTCCTTTTCAAGGATTTTAATTCTACGATCTATAAGTTTATTTTGCTTCTTTAATAACTCAATATCTTGCTCTAATTTGCTCATCTTTTACCCCTCATCCCCAAACGGATCGCAAACAACAAAATTATCGCCACGATAGTTAATAGGCCGGATTTTTATAAAAGCGTTCTGGTCATCTGCTTGTAATTCATAAAGTTGTTTTTTTATAATCGTAGGGATAAATTCATTTTCATAGGTTTCAAATTGAATCCTAGACATGTTCTCTGGATAGAAAGATTTTAACACTCGGTCGTTTATTATCGTTTCGTACAGGTCAAATTTAGGCCGGCCCCCACCGGAAGCCCCGATGGTATGATATCCGTCAATTAATATCTCAGTATGGATGACATGTCCAGATTGATTCATCCAGAATGCAAGATACGACCTTTTATAAAAGTTTTTTTGGTTATCTTTGTATAAATCGAATAATCCGGCTGCTGTATAATCTACATAAGCAGGTAATTTACCAACAGCTTTTAAACATTCAACCTCATATCCGGAGCAATCGAAAAGAGGCCCATCGCCAGCCCAGACATAACGGCGCCCAATCCAGGACATCGCATAGTCAACAAATATTTCTCTCTTGCTTATCATGTTGCCAACATAATCAAAATAAATGATGAGATCGGAAATGTCAAGAAAAAGAAATGTAACTTATTTTAGATATAACTGATTATTTTCAACATCTTGTCGGTAATCCGCAATTTCTATGTGCTTTGTTAAATTACAATGCTGGCATAATATTTGTAAATTATCGAAATTATTAGATCCTCCCTTGGTAACTGGGATTATATGGTCGATATGAAAATTATTTGAACAGGGTTTTTTATCCTTTTCGCATGTTATGACCCCGTACTTGAAGATATTGGCATTGATTACTCTATCTACGACACCCTTTTTGACCGTGCCATAACTACGCCTTTTTAAATGGTTTTCCCTAACTTTTCCGGGATTTTTTAATTTATATTTTTTATCCCATTCTTTTCTTTTTCCTGGATTTTCAGCTTGATATTTTTTAATAACTGCTTTTGTTTTTTCCGGATATTCAGCATAATATTTTTTGCGTAGCGCTTTTAATCTTTCTGAATTTTCAGCATAATATTTTCTCATATATATTTTTATTTTTTCTTTATTTTCCAATCTATATTCTTCTCTTTTTCCTGGATTTTCCAATTTATATTTTTTATCCCATTCTTTTCTTTTTCCTGGATTTTCCAATTTATATTTTTTACTTAGCATTTTTATTCTCTCTGAATGTTCAATATAATATTTTTTATGATAGCATTCTCCACATAATCCTTTGGCATGATGTTCTTTGACTTCTTTACAGGCTTTACAAATTATCTTCATAATTATTCTTAAATAAAAAAACCCCCTTTCGACAGTAGAGAATAAGCACTAATGGAATGGCTTATCTGTTTACTCAGGGGTTTTCTTTTTTTAATTGGGTTTTCCATCAATACTTATTCTCTAATATAAGTATAACATTTTTTGTAAAATTTTTCAAGCATAATCTCCCCCCGCCCATCCCACATGCTTAATTACTTACTTTTTAGCCTTGTTGAATTCTGCTTTGAAAAGTATGCCCATAATTACAGTCAGCACAGCGACAATAGCTTCAACTGGCAGTTCAAGCCCGAATGTTTCACTAACCGCTACAAGGATTGCTGATATAAACGCAATAATAAATTTCGGATCCTTAAATTTCCCGATCTGTGATCCAATGCGTTTAATATCTGATTTAGCCTCAAATAGCACATAGCACAATATTGCTGTTACTCCGGCTAATACTGACATGCTGTCTAAGGTTAATCCGAACTGTTCACTGAAAAAAGCAAGTACCGTACCAATAACAGCAAGCACCGACATTAATGATTTTCTCGACATTTTAAACCTCCTAAATTAAGATCAAAGCTCTTCGGATGTTGAATCATTATTCTAATTCAGCCTCCCTCTTTTCTCTCTCTTTCTGTATATCCCAGTAATATTTCTCATCCTTAGCTTCCTCATAAGCCCTCTCCTCACAATTATCAGGGTCTAATCCCTTAGAGCAGGTCTCGTCATCAGTGAGATGTTCACATTGAATGCTGTGGCAATATTCATATTCTTTAGCTACTTTCACTTTTTCCCCTCCATATCTTCAACACGTTCAAGAGCGACAACCCTAATCCCATCCGGAGTCATAGCCTCATGGCGCCAATAGCCATCATCTTTTAGAAATTTTATTGAGATATGCTTAAGTAAGTTTTCTTTCCCAAGCTCATGGAATTTATCATCCTCAATCTGGATTTGAATATTGCTTATTCCTATAAGCCCCGAATCGCCATAAAGCTCCGCAAATTCCTTTTGTAATTTAGATACCTTTCTTAGAAACTCTTTGTTGGTCATTTTTTTTCCTCCTTTCTTTCAAATATTCATCCATAAGCCCTTTTAGAAAATCAAAGAGCAATTTAGCGCTTTCCTCAGCTTTGCCTTCAAATTTTAGAACACCGTCTTCCCAATCTAATTTTCCAATTTCCTCATTGTCTCTAAAAAACGTCATTTTATAAAGCTCGGTATCTTTAGGTGCTGTAGTAATCTGATTATGTCTGTTGGTCGTTTTTTCCTCCTTTTTTGTCTTTGGTGCTTCAATCTTAAAGGCATCCTTTTCTTTAACTGAAGCAACCTTCTTGTCGCCAATTAATAAATTTACTACTTTTCCATCCTTTTTTTTAGGCATTTTTTCTCTCCTTTTTTATTTAATTGATTTTTCCATTAATAATGATGTTTTAATAGCTGGATATCTTCCTCTGCTTTCTCTAATTTTTCCCAAATAAGATCGAATTTTTTCTCTAATTGTATGTGTGTGAAATTATGCAAATCTTTAAAATTTTCTAATTTCCTTAATCTTTCTTCTTCCTCACGCATATTGCCTATATTCTCAACTTCCTCATCCTCAATTTTATTTATCTCCAAAAACCAGTTCCTCTCTTTTTTCCCGTGAAACTCTATTGTTTTTTTACACCCACATGGTAAATTTATTGACCCTATATACGTATAATCTTCCGGTATATATGGGATTTTGTAATTCTTCTCATGCTTTTCACATCTTATCTCCATTGTATAATACATTTTTTCTCCTTTCTTAATCTTTTATTTTCCTCGATTAATCTGGCATTTTCCGTCAATACAGAAAAAAGTAACCTCCTGATTTCCTTCTCTTTTTGCTCTAAGAGATAAAACGGGTCTTTATGTCTGCCCATTTTTTTCCTCGATTGATCCAGAAATTTCAATGCTTTTTAGCATTCGTTCATCTAAAATATCCCTGATATCTAAGAGAACTTCAAGGATACTATTTCGTATTGCCGTGTTTTCAAATGGAGTAGTTGCCTCTATAGCCACCTTACTTCTCATTTTGACTTTTGACATTTTTTTCTCCTTTTTTTTAACTTTTGCGCTTATCATATTTACTTCCAATTAAGCCTCTTAAATCATCCCGTGCATCCTCAACGCTATACTCATTATTGAGAATTTGCACTAGGTAAAATTTGGGATGTTCCCAGCAGTTATCTATGTCCTCTTCTGTAAAAAACTTTTTTTCATTCATTTCATTTCCCCCTTGCTCAACTCAAGCTGTAGTTTCCGCAATTCCTGTTGCTCTAATTTTAACTGCTCAATGTAGATTATTAATTTCTGGGTTAAGCTGTCAATTACAACCTTGTCCTCGATAATCTCAGCAACCTGCTCTTTCAACTCAAGCTGATCGGTTCGAATCTCGCTATTGATTTGTAAACTCATAATAAATGAACCAACCGCCAGTCCAATAATAAAGCCGATAATAAATATAATTGTATACCATATTTGGTCATGCTCTTTATTCGTCATTTCCTATTTCCTCCCTTAAATCGCCGTCTCTGAATGTAAATGGAAAAAGCTCCAATTGTTCTACATCATCAGCAAGTTCAGGATGGGCATTACATACCCTTTTAAACCTCTCGAATAGTGGGATCGCCTTTTTCCTCAGATAGTCCCGGTACTCCAGAATCTCCTCTTTCCTGACCGGATAGAACCCGCCTCTGTCGCAGGTTACAATAGGAAGTTGACTATAAATATTCCTAAATTCTCGATCTGAAATAATAAATGCAGGGACATGTTTCGACATAAACTTATCCCTGGTTATAGCATTCTCCCTACCCGAATGATGCTCTTTATAGAGCCTTAAAATATATTCCTTCATCCTATCTTCCCTTTAAAATCTTCAATTCCTTCCTAAGCCTTGCGATCTCTATTTCCAGATCGTACTTGCTACCTGATACAATTGCAGCATAAATAACCAATATAAAAAGCCCAACAGCTAAACCTCCTAAAAATTCAATCATTTCATCCTCCTTTTTTATTTCATTCATTTAGTCAACCTCATTAATAATCTTCCCAGCCCCTGCATGTCCCGCCATCGCATAGCCGAGAAGTCATAATAATATCTATCCGGCATTGTATTGTGTATGCCATCTGGCAGTCGGATATCATTCTGCCTATGTCCATTAAGCATTTCCATAAGTACAAGACCATCTATATGTGCTTGTTTTAGTAACGCCTTGGCGGTTGCAAGTGGGATAGGGACAGGTGCATATTGTCCATTCACTCGCCAGCCATCAGTTGAGATTCCGCTAAAATAAGGCATGAGTAGTGTTTTTTTATTGTAGCTTTTCAAATCCCCCACCTGGTGAATAACTGGAGTAAAATGCTGTCTCGTTCTGGGTGATATTTCAGCTTCAGTCGAGGTAAATCTTCTCCATCTGGGGCAATCCCGACCCCAGGTTTCATCAATAATTTCTTTCATCCGCATATGCCAGGCTGTACCAGAATATCCCTCGTTACAGGTTTCGATACTGATATATTTTCTTTCCCTTGGGGACAAGGAATCATAAATTCTATTGAGCATATATCGAGTCATGGCTTCTACGATTTTGCCTGTATTTTCCGCTCGAGGACTTCCAAGAGACCACTCTATATAAGCTTCATAAGCATTTGCGGCTGAAGAAGTTTCTATATTATTATTATCAGGATTAAGAAAATTTTTAGCCCAGGAACAGTTATTTCGATAATGGAATGCACAGCCATCTATCAAGGAAATAATCAACATGATTTTCCTGTACACAACTTTTTGTATCCTGGATAACACGGCTGTTTCCCAGTTGGCATTAATATATTTTCCTATTTTTTCATCAGCTTCATCGGGATCAGGCATAATAAATTTACCCTCATCATCCCTCACAAACGGTTCTAAATTCCATTTACAATATTCAGGGTGCCAACATTGAGAAAATAAGAATACTCTTGTGGTATTCCCCGCTTCCATTGTTACGTATTTATCCAGGATCATGTCTAAATCATAAATACGAGTAGTCCAGAGCATTTCAGGAATAAATAGAGTTGCCAGGAAAAATGGTTTTCCTGTCTGTTTTTTAATTTCATATACTTGCAGTTCCTTTTTCACCTCTACAGGGATTACGGGGCTATAATTTGCCGGTGGTATGTTTATTTGTGCCATTATCAAACCTCCTATAAAAATTAGATTAAGCATTTATTTTCATCTTTTTAAGCTTTTTCTCCCACCTATCTAAGCGTATAAGGCGTTCCCTTGTTATATCTTCCCTGAAATTTAAATCACTACAAATCCCTTCTTCAAATAATACCCATAAACAATCGGTGCAATCTTTATTTTCAGAAATAGCACAAAGGGGACAACCAAAACTATTAATTTCCCCATAATCACATGGTGTATCATCTGATTCATATTTTTCATAGTGCCTTCTTAATTCCTCAATAGCCTCAAGCCATTGTCCTATTTTTCTTTTCATTTACCCAAACCTTCTATAAAAATTAGGTTAAGCATTTCGCTTACTTTTAACTCTCCTTGGTTTTCGTCCCACGCACAAACCAAAAACCCAGGGAGCGTATTTCCCCCAGCGTACATGCTCAAAAAGCCAAAAACATAAATTTCTCATTAGTATTCTTCGTAAATAATTTGCTGAACATACGCACTGTTTATTCGTTGAGTCACAACTGTATGAAGACCTACTTCTGCTACTTTAAACCATACAACGGCAGCCATCTGACCATTTTCTTCATATGGAATTATCCTCATCTCTGGACAATTCTGTATCATAGTTCCATCGCCCAATACTAACATTTTAATTCTTCTTTCTTCAGACATTATTTTAGTGCTTTTTATTTCTCCCATCTAATTAGACCTCCTATAAAAATTATGTTAAGCATTTGATTCTTTAACTCCAATAGACGCCCTGCATTTTGTTTTATACCTATATGCTCTAACGCTTATATTTTCAGGCGGATTCTGCCCTATCCGTCTAATGCAAGAAATAAGAATCATCATTTCTTTGGTTAAATCTGAAATAAAAACCTCAGACTTTTTTACACACTGGACTTTCCCAGAATCTTTAAGAATTAATAACCCCCATTTTGGAGGTATTTCATCTATTGAGTTTACAACTCCTTCTGGCATTAAATAATATCTATATTGACCTACTCCATCTTTAAGCATGCGCCTTGACCATTTATGTCTATCTGCAAAAAAATCCTGCCTATTTGTTTTACATTCTATCAGTGTTGATACAAAACTTTTCCATCCAAAAACATCGGGTGTTTCCACAGCCCAGGTTGTCAACTCCGTTACGACTATATCACATTTTCCCCAAAGCCACTTCTTGCCGATTTCAACTAATTCCCTATGAGTCATTTGACCAAACTCCCTATAAAGATTAGATTAAGCATTTATTTAATCTTCACTCCGATTGATTTAAGCCAACTTTCGATATATCTAATTTCTCTTTCATATAATTCTACATTATCGCTTTCATCTTCTACGATAGTTATTAAATTATTATAAAAATCAAAAATATCTTTTTTTGTTATTTCGCATGTTTTCATTTCAACAGTCCTCCCATAAAAATTATGTTAAGCATTTATTTTCTATCAGATGACTCAAATGGAGAACAAAATTCATCCAATAATTCCTTTAATGTATTCATGGCTTTAATTATATTTACTAATTTAACATCATTTATCTTATAGCGGTTCACTCCCCAATCTGCTAGGTCTTTAACTGTTATCTTTTTTTTTCTTTTCATTTAATTAATTCTCCTATAAAAATTATGTTAAGCATTTATGTTTTTTCTTCCCCCAGCTTGCTGGCGGCAACTCCCTATCAAGGGCATCCGTTATTCCCGAATATTCTTCTTCCATTAAGCTAATATTAATTATATCGTTTTTTAATTTCTTTGTAGGCTCTATTCCATGTCTCGGCAACATTTCATCCAGGCTATTTTCCCAATATTTTCGTGAATTCATTTAACCAAACCTCCCGCATAATATTTGTTCTTTCGTAAGTTATCTTTCGCCCATAATGGTTGAAGATTATCTAATGCCCAACATTGTCGAAACTCTTTATCCTTATAAGAATCAAAATCAAAACTAAAAATGGGTCTAATATGGTCTATATGCCATTTTCCCTGATTATCCCAAGTCATCCCTTCTTTAAATTGTGATTCTAAGTGTTGTATTAAATTATCCAAGGTGTATCCAACTAATTTCTCCCAATGATATCCATTTTTATTTCTTTTTAGAGATTGTCGCATAAGGGTACTAATGGCATTACTTAGTTTATTTCTGGGATTTTTAAGAAATTCTTTATAACGGCTGTTGATTTCATCTCTATGGCGTTCTCGATAAGTTACTTGATATTGTTTCGCTTTCTTTGGATTATTTTCTCTCCATTTTTGATTTTTCTTATTAACTCGATCTGGATTGTCTTTGGCATATTTAATTACTCTTTGGATGATGTGTTCTTGATGCTTGAGATAATAGCTTCTCTTCTGCTCTTTGACTGCCTCTAGATTATCTAAACGATATTGCTTACATTGCTCATTCTCTTTTTTTTATTCTTTAAATAACGTTTTCTTCTAGATTCTTTATTTTCCATTTAGCTGCCTCGCCATTTCACCAGCATATTTTAGCATATCTCTATAGTCAAACGGATCGTCATTTTTCAAGCCCGGAAACATCGAAGAGTCCCTAAAGCCATAGTAGGTGACTGCTTGAATGTCACATTTAAAAGCAAGATTCATAATCTGCTTAGTTCGGGCAAGGCTCATCCCGGAGCGAAAGGCAAAGAATTCATTGAAGACCACTGGTTTCCCCCTTCGCACATCTTCTCTGAATGAGGCTTCTTGCCAAGCTCGGTGATGGCTATTAATATCCAAGCCATTATATAGATTATGGAAATCAATTGATTGCCTCAATCCCTTGAGACCACTCCATGCCCCACCGCTTATAATGCAACCCTGGTGTTTTAACCATTTAGCTACATCTATAGCCATTTCTACATTCTTTGGTTCATCAAGAAATTCATTATTGATATCAAAAAATACATTACCCAACTTAGCCAGCTCTCCCATTTCATCTAATTCAACTAATAATCCCTTTGATTTTTTGTGTGCTCTAAACACAGTCACCTCAACTATAATTCCAGCATCTTTCATCCGCTTGCAATGGTTATAAAGAAGATTGGTATTCCTAATCCCTCCATGCCTGACATAGTTTATGCCCGACTCTATAAGTTTATTTTCATACCACTCAAGGCTGTACTGCCCCCAGTCATATGGATAGCCATGTTCACCCGTTGCCCGCCATAGGGCTTCCCAGCGGGATACACCACAGAGCTTAATGGGGCTTCCGCCATATAATATCTTGCCATTCTCAACTGTAAGCTTTTTGTCGGGAGTGGGGTTGGGATCAGGTTCTCCCTTGCATTCCCTAAGGTCATCCTCACAATCTGTAAGACGTCTTCCGCATTCGTTAAGTTCTTCCTTACAGCTCTGATATTTGTTTCTCCATATATTCCTTAAATGTCGCATATCCAAATATTTCTCTTTCCATTCTAAAGCTCGTTTTTTCCACCACGCCTTCGTCATTTTACCCTCCTTTTGTTTTCCATATGTCTTTTAGTAATATTTTCTACTATTTCTATAAACCTACAATTACCAAACACATAGTGTCTATCGGTATAAATCCGGTCAATAGATGGTCGCACCATTTCAGAAGCGTTATCTCTGAGGTATAGAGTCCTAACCTCATCCTTTGTGAGCTTAAACTGTATACCTTTGCCACCGTAATATCTATAGTCTTTATTATTGGGATTATTACAACGCTGTTCTGCAAGGTGATGATGATTTTCCCATGGATTCTCTGCACGATATTCTCTTATGTATACTTTTCTTTCTTCTTTATGGTCAGCGTTATATTTTTTCTGCTTTTCCAATATCTCTTTTCTGTTGGCAATATACCATATTTTTTCCCGTTCCTTTATTTTCTTTCTGTTTTTAATGTAATATTTTCTATCGTACTCTTTTTTTTCTGCTTTATTCATTTTATCCTTCTGTTATTTTAACGTTAGAAAATATAATAATCAGGATTTTATCTCCTCTTTTTTACTCGCCATGACTCTACATAGCGCACACGTTTTTGCTCTAAATTATAATTCCAATATCTGTCTCCAAATACGAGTATTTTTATTCGTCCCCCATCCATTTCTTTAAGCGGTATACAAGGCATCGTATATTCCAAACAATTATGCCCTAGACAATGCCTACAGCTTAGAATATGGGTACAATCCGTCCTTTTCCAATGTTCCTTATTCATCTTATCCTCCTGTCGGAAATTCTTGTATAAGTTTCTCACCCCAGATTTCCTTGAGATTGTTTTTTAGGTGTATTTTCTTATGGCACTTTTTACATAATGTAAGCCCATTATTAACATCAAAAATTAATTCTAAATTTTTATTTTTGATGCAATCACTCACAAAAATAATATGATGGGCTTCCAGTATATTTCCTTTATAAAATCCGCAATTTTGACAGATATAGCCGTCTCTCTTGAATACAGATTCACGCCACGATGCATATTTCTTTAAACCTCTTATTTTTATAATTAGGGCAGTAGTTCCACCCCTCCAACATGGATTATTTTTTCCATTTAGATTTTCAGTTTGCCACAAGCCTTTGCATTTTCTTGAACAAAATTTTTTATCCTTCTTGTGTGGTTCGGCTTGAAATTTTACCTTACAAAACAAACATTCTTTTTGTATCTTGCCACCTTTCCATGCGGGATTGTCTGCCCCTAACATTTTGCCTGTTTTCCCTTCACTTATTTTTACTCCCCACGTAACCTTTCTTCCCTTTTTTATCCATGTATTTTTCCTTCCCTTTAAAGCTCTGCTCATTTTTTCTTTATGTTCTTGTGTTCTTACATAATATCCAGCCATATTAAAAATAAAACCCCCGTTCAGCAATGGATAGCACAAGGCAGAATTGACTTGCATGCCTAATAGGGGGTTTTTTCTCAAGCTAAATTTCCTACCATTATACTATCCAAATATATTATATAATTTCCATATCATATTGTCAATCTCTTGGCCATTCTTGTATCAAAGGGCCTAAAACTGGCCCCCATATTTTAGCTAAATTATTCTTTAAAAAAACCGGAATCCCTGCATTTTGGCAAAAGCCAACAATAGCCTTAATCCATTCTATTTGCGGGTCATATTTCTTTCCGTAGCCGGATAATTTTCCAACGATCGCCCAATTAACACATTTTGGAATGCTCCATCCTGGCGGAAGTGGATTGCTAAATAGTGGTTCCCATGAAATGAATTTAATTTTAGCCTTTATCCTATGAAGATAACTCATCCTTTCTTGGTCACCCATGCCCGTAATACTCACCCCCAAATGCACATTATCCGGCATAGGTCGGTCAATATTCTCAGGCATTTTAGCTAGGATTTGGAAGGTGTGTTGGGGAAAATCCTCCATTCTCTTAAATATCTTATCCCTCCAATCCTTTGGAATCCAGCTCCCGAATAATTCATGGGTCGAGCAGAGAAATATCTTCCTGGGAGACTTTGGAAGCCTATCGAAAGCTGATAATTCAAGTCGAATAGGCTCAGATAATCGCCCCATTTTATACATCGGAAGGGTATAGCAATACCAACATCCTCCCTTGCATTTACCCTTTATCGGATTACATGTTTTATCTGTCCAGCCAATTGATTCTTTTAAGCTCATTTTACCCTCCTATTATTTTCTCATATTTTAGCTTGATTGTTTTTTCCGGTACAAATTCAAGATTTAAACATTCCGCCATAGCCTCAAGCCGATTATATAAATCCTCCCTATCCCTTTCCAACTGGATTACCTGATTTTTTAAATTATCTATCATGTCTTCTAGCTCTGATTTTCTCATTTTAATCCCTCATTTTTCTCTATCTTCGAATTCATTTATTCCCCAAGCTAAAATACAAACCGCATCCGCCTCGTCATCTGAAATTATCTCTCTCCCTGGACTTCTTTTCTGATTCTTAAATATTTTATTAGCAGC